ACTACTGAAACTGGATTGTGGAATGTAGCTCAGTTTACACCTATACATGCATTTGATGCTTATACTGGGGTAGGTAAGATTTACAAGGTTACTGCAGGTGGTATTATGAGTACAGGTGCCTCTGGTACACTAACCATAACTCCTCGAATAGGTAACTCGGCAACACCTGCATCGAATGTTAGCATGGGAATTTCTGGTGCTCAAACTGTAACTCCCAGCGTAACTAACGTTCCTTGGTTTATGAACTTTGTTTTGGTAGTGAGAACATTAGGTGCTCCCGGTGCTAACTCTACTTGTGATGGCATAGGTGTTTTTAATGCAAATGGTGCAATAGCAACTGCAGCTTCTAATAATACAGTTACATTTGGAGGTACTGCTGCGGCTAACGTAGATTTCTCGGTTGAAACTGGTATTTTTATCGGATGGACATTATCTGTCGCAGGTTCTTGTACACCTCACTTTGCATATATTGAGTCGCTTAACTGAGATAGACTGATGTGGCTTTCACACCTAATCCATCACTCGGTCATGGCAGGATAATAAGACCACGGACATTCTATGCTCCGTGGCAACCAGAAGTACAAAATACCAAACCCTGGATCTTTACCAGTGCAATCGTCATTGAACATCGTAGATGGCCCAATGAAGATGATTCTTGGTGGGATGCTTATGGTCAAGTAGACGTAGCTGTCTTTGATGTCTCGGAACAAATCTGGAATGTTTATCCAGAAGAAGAGCCCCGAGATGACGTAGACGATGATTATTTCTTATCTCGTCTAGATGATCAGGTCTATGATTTTGATCAAATAGTTCAAATACTAGATGATCAAATCTCTGAAGTACCTTTACCTGATGAAGATGATTGGGTATTAGATAGATTATATGATGAACGTTATGACGTTGATCAGGTAGTCTTCGTAGAGACTCATGATGATGATCCTCCACATGAGGATGCTGACTGGGTCTATAGATTAGACGATGAAGTCTACGATACGGATCATATAACTACTGTTATAGATCACGAAGAACGTATCGACGACGAAGACGATTGGACTTATCGTCAGGATGACTTAGAATTCGCCGTAGACGAAATAACAGTCATCTTAGATGAACAAGATGTCGATATACCTCTACCAGATGAAGATGACTGGCAAAGAAGTATATTAGAAGATCTAAACTTCATCACTGATCCGATAGTCGTCATCGTAGATCATGAAGAGAGAATTGACGACGAAGATGATTGGGTGCTCTCTCGTTTAGATGACGAGAGATATGATACCGATCAGATAGTCGTAATCGTCGATCATGAAGAACGTATAGATGACGAAGACGATTGGGTATTAGATCGAGAGACAGATCTAGAGTTCGGTGTCGATGAAATCGTCGTTGTTCTAGATGAACAAATAGACGAAGTTCCTCCGCACGAAGACGATCAATATATTTATCGTCAAGATGATCTAGTCTTTGACACAGATCAAATAACTGTTGTCATAGATCATGAGGAACGTATAGACGATGAAGATGACTTTGTCCTCCCTCGTCTAGATGATCAAGTATATGATACTGATCAAATCTTCGTAGTTTTCTTAGATGATGATCCTCGGGAAGAGTTCGAAGAAGATTGGCAGGATGCTTATGGCAACATAGATCCTCCGCCAATCCCAGGAGACATCGCATATCTTCTCTGGGTAGAAACTCACGATGATGCTAGAGAAGAATTCGAAGAGGAATGGGTAGATGCCTATGGTAACATAGATCTTCCCATCGTCGATGTAACCGAACAGATTTGGTTCGTATATCCTGAAGAGGATATAAAAGAAGAATTTGACGATGATCTGATTTATAGACTAGATGATCAAGTCTATGATATAGATCAGATAGCTACAGTCTTAGATGACCAGATTTCAGAAGTTCCTCTACCAGATGAGGATGATTGGCATCAAAGATTATTAGATCTAGTTTACGATGTAGACCAGATCACTACGGTACTAGACGATCAAATTTCAGAAGTACCGTTACCAGACGAAGATGATTACGTCTATCGCTTGGATGATCAGGTATATGATGTAGATCAGATTACATCAGTTGCGGATATACAGATAGATGATATCCCACTTGATGCTGAAGATGATCAATTCCAAGTCTTCATAGACTATCCACTACAACCAGATACTGGCGAAACAATTGCCAATATCTATGACTACTTAGATGACGAAGGATTTGTATGGCCAGATGAAGATAGTTGGGATTGGCCATATGGACAAATAGATACTCCACCACCTCCGCCAGTTGTTACTGCATTGTACATGGCGGGACTTATAGGGCAAGCAGCACTCTTTGCCCATCACGGTCATGTTCAACCGAGTGACGCTAATTAATGTCTGATACAACTACCTTAAATGAAACGACTAGAACGCTAGACGGAACTGAATATATCCGTCTAGCGACTGCAGGAGCCAATTGGAAAACGCAGATTAGTTCTATTGAGACTTTCTTTGCGGCGCCTATGACTTCTGTTAGTGATACTAACGTTACTTTAACATTAGGTGGTTCTCCTGCTACTTCATTACTTAGTGCTACATCCCTAACAATGGGATGGACCGGTACTTTAGCAGCAGGTAGGCTTAACGCTAATGTTGTGCAGGCAGTCACCAATGATACTAACGTAACTGGATCTATTGCTTCACAAACATTGACTCTAGGATGGACAGGTACACTTGCAGCAGGTCGATTAAATGCTAACGTCGTCCAGAGCGTCGTCAATGATACTAACGTCACCGGCTCTATTACATCACAAGCGCTGACGCTCGGTTGGACAGGTACTTTAGCTGTCGGTCGAGGCGGTACTGGGGATAGTACTTTAACCCTTAATGGTGTTCTATATGGCAATGGCACTAGTGCTGTAAGTATTACTGCGCAAGGCGCTGCTAACACCGTATTATGGGCTAATGCGGGAGCACCCTCATTTGTCGCTAATCCAGTAATTGGCACATCCGTAACCTGCCCATTGATTATTGGCGGTACTGCTGCTGGTTCGACATTGACACTCCAAAGTACGTCAGGCGCTGGTACTTCTGATGCGATTATTTTTCAAACTGCATCACAGTTAGAACGGGCGCGATTAGATACAGGAGGTAGCCTCAATATCGGTAATGTTGGCGCGATAATCCTCGATCATGTAGGCAACGCACCGAAGTTACAGGTTGCTGTAACTAACACTGATAACATTGATACACGACGATATTCGGCAGATCCAATAGGCTCAAGTATAATTGGTACGAAGTCGCGTGGTGCAACGATTGGCACTAACACCGTAGTTGTTGCAGGCGATGGGTTATTGCAGCTTTTGGGCGTTGGTTATGATAATACCGGTACACCAGTTCAACGTGCTTCCGCTGCAATTTCTCTTCAGGCAGATGCCACACCAACTGTTGGATCAGTTCCTGGTCGTATTGTATTTCAGACTGTTCCCTCTGGCAGTACGACATTAACAGAAGCAGCACGTATTGATGCCAATCAGAATTTTATTTTTAGTACTGCCGCTCTTGCTACCAACGCCACTAATGGTTTCCTTTATGTCGATAGTTGTGCAGGAGCGCCAACTGGTACTCCGACTTCTTACTCTGGCCGAGTTCCATTAGTTTTTGATACTACAAATAATAATCTTTGGATGTATGATGCTGGTTGGCAGCTAATACCAGCAACTTGGAATACTGCTTGGTCGTCAACTACTCCTACGCCAACACCAGGTGGCGGTGCCTTTACGACTGCAACTGCCACGGTGCGGGTTGCTGTAATGGGTAAGACGGCTCATGTTAGAGGTCAATTGGTCGTAACAACGTTGGGAACAGCGAGTGGAGCTGTAACTATACCACTGCCGTTTACGGTTTCTGCACAACTTGCTACTTGTCCTGGTATTTGTGTGAATGTTAACACTGCTGTGACAAGTAATATGTATTTCAATGTGAATTCTGCCAATCTTACTCTTAATATAACTGTAGCTGCGCAAACTTACATTTTTGCAGGCGTATGTGAAATAAATTAATATGAAATCATATTCTATTCTTCTTTCTGACTTACAGGCTATTGTTGATTATTTACAAAAACAACCATGGTCCGAAGTTAATAATTTAATAGTAAAAATTCAAAAGGCTGTACAAGAACAAGATGCCCAGACGAAAGAGCCCGGAGATGGAGGCGGCAATACTGGAACGCCGCCAACTAGCTCTGAATGATTTAGAAGAGTTTATTAAACTTGTACAACCTAAGCGTTGTCTGGGAAATATTCATCGTGAGGTAATTAGATGGATAACGAACTCCGAAGGGAACAGTCACAAACTTTTACTTCTTCCACGCGAGCACATGAAGAGTACTTTAGCTGGCTTGTGGACCGCATGGAGGCTGACGAAGGATCCTACTTTGAGGATCTTGTATATTTCAAGTACCTCCAACCTAGCGACAAAGCAACTTAAATTTATTAAGGATATTCTCACATCGCCTACATACTCCATATATTGGCCTGAAATGGTAAATAGAGAAGAAGCCAAAAGGGAGAAGTGGACTGAACGTGAAATATCCGTAGATCATCCTAGTAGAAAGGAAGCCTATGTTAGAGATCCTTCAGTCTTTACTGCTGGTCTTACAAGCAACATTGTTGGCTTACACTGTGACATTGCTGTTATGGATGACGTCGTTGTTGAGACGAACGCCTACATCGAAGAAGGACGAGACAAAGTAAAGAATCAATATTCGCTGTTATCTTCAGTAGAGACAGCTAATGCAGAAGAATTAGTGGTTGGTACTAGATATCACCCTAAAGACCTGTATCAAGATTTAATAGAAATGGAGATTGAACACTACGATGAATTGGGTAATGTATCCGATACCACTCCATTATTTGGAGTTAATCAAGCCGAGGTGGAATCCGTGGGTGATGGCACCGGTGAGTTTCTTTGGCCTAGACAACAGGGAATGGATGGAAAATGGTGGGGGTTTGATGAGAACATCCTACGTAAGAAAAGGGCACAGTACCTTAACAAGGTTCACTTCCGGGCCCAATACTATAACAATCCGAACGATGACTCGACAGCCGCCATCCAAAGAGACCTCTTCCAGTACTACGACCCCCAATACCTCGCCAGCCGAGACGGAAAATGGTTCTTCAAAGACCAACGACTCAACGTCGTAGCCGCAGTCGACTTCGCCTACTCGACGAACAAAAAAGCGGACTATTCGTCGGTCGTCATCGTCGGAGTAAACGGCAGTAATGATTATTATGTCCTAGATATAGATAGATTTAAAACAGATAAGATTTCCGATTATTATGACCATATTCTTAAACTTCATCAGAAATGGGGCTTCCGCAAGATACGAGCCGAGGTCTCCGTGGCACAGGCTGTCATTGTTAAAGATCTTAAGGAAAACTATATCCGTCCCAACGGATTGGCTCTCGCAGTTGAGGAATATAGACCTTCCAGATGGCAGGGTTCAAAAGAAGAAAGGATCATGGCTACATTAGAGCCGAGATATGCTAATAGGCAAGTGTGGCATTATCGTCATGGTAACTGTCAGCAATTAGAAGAAGAGCTAGTGTTTTCTAATCCAGCTCACGATGATATTAAAGATGCTCTAGCATCGGCTGTTGATTTTGCACAAGCTCCTACTTTCAATATTCTTAATAGAGCGAAAGAGCCTACGTATGATTATCATGCACGGTTTGGTGGTGTGATTTGACTGGTAAAAGTTTAGAATTACTTAATGTTATTTCGCCAGATTTATTGGCTACTAGATTAACTGAACGTTATTTAGAGTGGGAGTATCTGCGTCAACAGAAGAAAAACGATTGGGAAGAAATACGTAGATATGTTTACGCAACCGATACCGCTTACACAACTTCTGGAAAACTACCTTGGAAAAATAGAACTACCCTCCCTAAGTTGTGTCATATTCGTGATAATTTGTATAGCAATTATACTGCCACTCTTTTTCCGAAAAGGAAGTGGCTAATATGGGAGGCTAATGAAAAAGATGCTAACTCAGTCGCCAAGAGAGATTCTATTATCAACTACATGTCCTGGTGCATTGAGCAACCCACTTTTAAACACGAGATTGATAAAGTCATCCTCGATTACATTGACTTTGGCAACTGCTTTGCTACGGTTGAATGGGTCGATCAACGGGTACAACGCGATGACAAAACGCAAGCGGGATTTGTTGGACCTATGGTCCGACGCCTCTCGCCGCTTG